AAGGTATTCACGTAGAGGTTAATCGTACAGTTTCTCAGTTCGGGTGGAAGTGCATTGTGAGAGCAGTAGCGAATGCCACGCCCTACAATCTGTTCCTCCTTTGACAAGTGAAACCAACCCTCCATGATATGGATATCACGAATTGCCTTCAAATCAATGCCTTCGCCTGCGACCTGAGATCCTACGATGACTTTTATCTTACCACCGTAGAGATTTGCAGGATCACGCGCAGCCGTTACAACACGTGGATTATTTGGTGAGAGAGGCAGTGAATCCTTCTCAAGTGTATTGATATTACTGGCCGTCAAGAGGGCATAGTATGCGGGGGTGAATGCGTGGTTTTCGCGGCCTTCAGGAGCACCGTGATTGAAAAGTGGGTGCGTCTTTTCTCGACTGGTACATTTTGCACATTGACGTCCAAGGCCTGGTAGGACGATACCTTTTTTAAACATGGGAGCAGAGCGACCCCAAGGACTATAGCCGTTTGCCTCCAACATTAAGCAAAATACTGCCGCACCGTTTTCCACGAAACGACTATATACGAAGGAAATGCCTTGGGATCGTTGGATGGATTGTATGATATTGTTAAATTTGGGAGAATATACGCCGAGTGAATTCCTTCCAGCAGCCATCCAAGTTGCATCAGCGGCAGGGTTTGTTAAATCGTACTGGGGCAACATATTAATACGAGTGCCTTCAAAGGTTCCTGGGACTGCATGAGGAGTAAACCAGCTTTGGAAGCCTTCCGTTCCAGTACGCCCTTCTATTCCGTCTCCTTTGAATACGCAATTGCCCGCTTGTAGGAGTGTATCAATCGTTCGTATACCGATACCCTTATTTGCGACAAGCTTTTCTGTGAGTGATTGAATGACGAGAAGCGAATCCTTGTTTAACTTGCATTCTACGAGAGGCAATCGCATCACTTCGTCCTTAATCAGTCTCTGATCAGGTGCTTCAATGCGAGTACTGCCATCAGGTGTGAACTCGGCCCAGGTTTTGAGACGTATGGCATCTTGAGGATCTAGGCGTGCAGGGAATGCACGAGGGTTCTCACCACGCATGAAACTCACGTGGCCATTCGCAATTTGAATGATACGCTTTTCAGTTTCAGGTGTCAACCTTTCGCCATCAGGTGTCATGTGAAATTGTATGAGCGACTCCTTGAGCAATTTCGACTCGGGTGCGTGATCTGCATGCAATAGGAAATTCAGGAGTGAAATGACTTCCTTGTAGTTGTTGTACATAGGTGTGGCTGTCATCAGAAGCAGTTTATTGCCATCACACGTACGTAAAAGTCTTCTTAAATGAGGCGCAAGCTTCTTACCTGCACTCGCGTCACTGCGCTCATCAAACCCTGCATCGTCGTCACCCTCCTCTGAATCTGCCTCCGATACGTCTCGTAAGTTATGCGCTTCATCAACGATAATGAGACAACCACTGAACGCCTTCTTGAGAAGAGATACCTCTAACTCCTTTTGTTTGGATTCTGATAGACTCGGGGGTACTTGACTTAAAATGTCGCGCATCATATTTCTGAATGCAACGTATCCCATTATTGAATAGCGCTTGTTTATCAGCTTATTCACTCGGAATTCTATCATTTTCTTGTCAGTCTCAAAATGCGTCTGCGTCAATTCGAGATATCTGTTTCCAGTGCAACCACTATGTTGATTTGGCATGGATTCATCTGCACCGAGAGTCAAGCGTGAAATATCAAATATGGTTCTGTAAAATCCAGGCTGGATTGCTGGGGGCGAAAGGATGAAGACCTTATTCTTAGGGCTGAGTTCCAAGAATGCTTCGGCGCTCAGAATCGCAGTACATGTCTTACCGACTCCCACGCCGTGATACAGGAGCATACCATTATATGGTGTCTTGGGAGACATGAATTGAGCAACGAACTTCTGAGTGGATGTGTATTCAAATTCTTGAACGTTGCAGACATTATCTTTCAATATATCGTCGGTAGTTTTGGCTTGTTTGGATTCCCTAAATTCACGTTTTGCCAGGAGTTTACTCAAAAATGTATCATCATCTATGTCTGGGTACAGGCTTTCCTCCATCTGTCGGTTGAACACTTCTGGCTCTTGAGCCGAAGAGGACCCTTGATTGCCCGCCTTGTCCGCCACTGTGGCCTTTTGAGTCAGTATCCCGCTTAGTAATGAAGACATACTTCTCTTGCTGTTCTAAATAATTATTTTCAGTAGACTGAGTCTTTACGCCATGTAATGTATAGCGTAGAACGGGTGAGAAGTTCCTCAAAAGGTTCGCCAACTGTACAACTATTCCACGTTTCTCTACGTTTTCGGGTCTGAGTAAAACCATTGCCTCATCCAAGTTTTTCCAGGCCAGATTGCCAACCTCACGTGTCATCTCGTAATTCGTGACATCAAATCCTACAGAATTGGCCCCAGTGTACTGTGCAACAAAGTATGTGTGACGATAATGGATATTATTGGATCCATAGAATTGTTCAATGAATGGTGCTACGTTAACAGCCTTCAATAAGAGATCTTCAGTAATACCAGTCTCCTCCTGTAGTTCGCGGTAGGCGCAAGCCATATCGCTTTCGTAGATCTCACGCCGACCTTTAGGGAATCCCCATTCAGGTGTTTCATATAGGGCAGGTTCCTGCCGGAGGAGTGAGTCTAATGAATATTTTCGCCCATGCAGTTCAATACCTTCTCTGAGTTCTGTAAGCTTTTGCTTTGATATAATGCGATTATTCGTGTATTTATTGGAAATCTCATAATCTGATCCCCAGAGATCATCCCATATCTTATCAAAGTCGTCGTCCTGCAGTCGTTTTCTTTCAATTGGAGTCATGCCTCTTAGTTGTTTCGCAATATAATCTGGGTCATGTATCTTGTACTTTCCTCTCATAATATCCATAAATCCAAGTGAATCTTTTCTTTGAATCATAAGAATCTGAGGAACGAGATTAGAAATTCCAGTAGGCGATTTTGCATTCTGGCAGAATTCAGTATGTTGTGGCCACTTACTGGTCCGACCAATCCATCTAAATACAAGAACCCCGTAGCTGGAGACCGGCTCAGTGCAGTGGCGAAATACATGCCCGGACCCTCCACAATTTGAACAGTATGTATTATGTGACGACCCTTGATGTGCCATCGTTTGATATATCCTACTCAGCAATATAAAATGGTGTTTAGATGCTATGCGGAATGATCATGTAAATCAGTATATTGTGTATCATTAGAGGGAATGCATATACCACCTGAGGTTTGGGGACCATTTTTCTGGCACACAATTCACATCGCTGCGTTGGGGTATTCCCAGGAGCCGAATTATAGTGAGAAAAAGGCAATGAAAGAGTTTCTTGAATCTTTACAAATTCTTATTCCGTGCCCAATATGTCGTGAACACTATACATCGCATATGACGAAGCTGCCAGTGACTGCGTCACTTGATTCTAGAAAGGACCTGTTTCGGTGGACGATTGAGCTGCACAATGATGTCAACACAATGCTGGGTAAGCGCCGTTATACTGAGACGGAAGTACTACAGTATTATGCTCGTCTTGGTGCCAGAGGGAGAACGCCGGTGGTTACTGCTCAGGACTTCTTGGAGGCCGATCAACAGGCAATTCTCAAGGGTGTAGTGGCAGGAGTTGCAGTGACAGCAATTGTTGGGGGGATCATTTATTTTAATTTACCAAAGCACGGTTGAAATACCGGTCTAAAATGAATAGTCGTTAAATCCATAGAAATGGATTCTGCGAAGATTCGTCTTCACGTACCTGGCGTGCCTTATACTATTACGAACGACGAGTACAGCCACGATGCATTTACAGACAGAGTTAAGCTATTCTCACCAATGATGCGGAGCCGAGGATTTGAAGTGTACCATTATGGAATTGAAACATCTACATCGGGGGCGACCAAGAATATTGATATAATGACAAAAGATGAGTGGACAGAGCTGCGTATTCAGACCTGGCAATTTGTAGATAAAACATTAACTCGTGAAGAAGCAGTCAAGAAGAATGAAGATCCCAGTCAACTTGTTAACACCTTGTCTAATTGGTCTTCTCCGCTGACTAAGGAATTTAATGCTAGGTTCCGAAAACATCTAATCGAAAATCATCGTGGTAATCAGACTGATATTGTCTGCATTCCTCTCGCTAGAACATATTGTGACGCACTTGATAAGCTAGGATTCCTTTCAGTTGAAATTGGCGTTGGTTATTCAGGATCGTACTTGGACTTCCGCATATTCGATTCACATACTTGGTTGGCGAATGCACTCGGTAAAGAGAATAAGCAGCCCAATAACTACTGGTTTGTAATTCCTCACCCATGTGATACGAATGAATTTAAGCTCTCATTGAATCCAACACCCTTGAAAGTTGGTTATCTAGGGCGTATCACGAGTTTGAAGGGTTGCGGTATTATCAGAGAAATTGCGAAAAGATTTCCTCATGTACAATTCATCTTGTGCGGTCAAGGTGATCCAGCACCGTTTTTATTAGATGTACCAAATGTAATCTACAAGCCACCAATTCATGGTCACGACCGTTCTGATTATCTAGGCGACTGTATTGCATTCTTACATCCTGCCAAATATCTGGAGCCATTTGGATGTGGACCTGTAGAGGCACAACTTTGTGGCACACCAGTTATTACTTCAGATTGGGGTGGGATGGTAGAAACCGTTGAGCAATTTAAGACTGGCCTTCGGTGTCACACGTTGGCAGATTTCTGCTATGGTGTTCAGATGGCCATCGATGGTAAGTTTGATAGGTCCTATATTCGTGATCGTGCAGCAAAGATGTACGATATCTACAATGTAGCATATCACTACGAATATGCATTCAAATCCATTTTAGAGGTTTATACACCTGGTAAAAACGGGTGGTATTCTCCGGATAGTCATATTGGTTCATATGTTGAACATTGCGCTTAAAAGATAATACTCTTCAAATTAGTATAAGCAAATGACAAGCCTCCAATTTGAGAAGATTATTCTTAAATTGGATTCATTATCTCAGCAGTTATCTGATCAATCTGCACCATATGTCTTACATGATACGATAGCAGCAGGTAAAAACATTGAATGCAAGTCTGATATTTGTATTATGATGTACAGTCACTCAGAATACAGTTTCCTTTGGAAAGCAGCCATCCCACTTTTGGAAAAGTATGCGGGCAACATAAAGATATACTGGTGCTGTGATAGTCTGGCAGGCTACGTACTTCCTGAGCACTGGACTCTTCATACGTACGATACATCTTTAACCTGGGCATCTCGCATAAAGGGTTGTATGGATTTGATTAGCACTAAATACGTCATTTACTTGCAAGAGGATTGGCTACTAATTGACAATATCGAGATGGACAAACTTAAGTATCTTATGAATTTTATGGATGAAAAGGGTTGTAAATATTTGACAAGCGGTATAAGACAGAGGTATGAGGTACCACCAATACCCTCTGTCTACACAAATTATGAATTCCAGAAGATATGTGGTCACTGGATGCAGCCTTCCATATGGAATAGGGAGTTACTTTATAGTATTGCATTAACCGATTGTACAATAAAGCAATATGAAGAGGACGATGCACTAAAGCTCACCCATGCTAGTTTGTGTTATGCAATACGGAACAATCGTTTCAAGGAAGTTGCAACACGGACCCTGTTTTTCCCACATATCCATGCGATAAATGCGGGTAAATGGACATTTATAAAGTTTCCGTGCTTGAAAGCGCTTGTTGAAGCTTATGGAATTGATACGACTAAAAGGGAAGTAGATAATACGTGGGTCCTTGATTATCAGTAGGGGTCTAAACCCTCATTATATGGATACATTATATGCATAATTCGCAAATTCGTCTACACATATTGGCTGTGCCATATACAATTACTACAGACGAATATAGTCATGATGCATATGCTGGTAAGGTTAAGCGATTTTCACCAATGATGCGGAGCCGAGGATTTGAAGTCTACCACTATGGTATTGAAACGTCGGATTCAGGTGCCACAAAAGATATCGATCTGATGACAAAGGATGAATGGACTAAGTTGCGTATTGAAACATTCCAATTCTTAGAACCTGGACTCTCCCTTGAAGATGCAACTAAGAAGCATTATGATCCCAAGCAACCGATCGGCGTTTTGTGGCATCTGTCATCACCCTTAATAGTAGAGTTCAATCGGCGTCTTAAGATTAAACTAAACGAGAATTATCGCAATGGTAGGACTGACATTGTTTGTTTGCCTCAGGGTATAACACATGACCCTGCAATAAGGGATATGAAATACAATTTGATTGAGACTGGTATTGGATACAGTACTCTTAATAGCCACACGGACTTCAAGATATTTGAATCGTATTCTTGGATGTCTAGTCTTCTTGGTAGTACTAATAAGAGCCCTAGCAATTATTGGTTTGTAATTCCAAACTACTTTGATTCTAGTGAATTTAAACTCACGCTCAATCCATGCCTTAATAAAGTTAAGCGTGTTGCATTCTTGGGACGTCTTGGTACTGGTAAGGGATGCAATATTGTTGTGGAGGTTGCAAGGCGTTTTCCAGATGTGTTATTTACATTATGCGGTTCTGGAGATGCATCGCCATTCTTGAAGGAGAAAAATATTGAATACAGAGAACCGATTCATGGTGCCGAGCGTTCTGAGTATTTGGGTGATTGTATTGCAGTTCTGTGCCCGAGTAAATTTCTTGAGCCATTTTGCGGAGTTGCAGTAGAAGCACAAATCTGTGGAACACCTGCGATTACATCGGATTGGGGTGGTATGGCAGAAACGGTTGAGCAATTCAAAACAGGCCTTCGCTGCCACACTTTGGCAGATTATTGTCTGGGTGTTCAGATGGCACTAGATGGTAAGTTTGATAGGGCGTATATTCGTGAACGGGCAGTAAGAATGTTTGACATGTATAATCTTGCATATAACTACGAACAAGTTTTCAGGACGGTTCTAGATGTTTTTACACCAGGAAAGAATGGATGGTATTCTCCTGATTCTAATATTAAGGATAAAGATGCAACACCTCTAATTCCAAAAAAGATCTGGCAGACATGGAAGACCAAAGATATGCCTCCTAAAATGAAGGAATGCGTTGACTCGTTGAAGCAACAGCATCCAGATTTTGAACACACCCTATTTGATGATAATGATTGTCGTGAATTTATAGAGACAAACTTTCCGAAGGAAGTGCTGATTGCGTATGACTCGTTGATACCAGGTGCGTACAAAGCTGACCTATGGAGGCTTTGTGTCTTATATATTCATGGCGGTATATATATGGATATTAAACTGAAGTTATGCAATGGTATGAATTTAAACTTGTTTTTAGATAATGAATATTTTGCGAATGGTAGTTATGTAGAAAATGGTGTGAATCGTATTGGCATCTATAATGCATTTATCATCAGTAAAAAGGCGAATCCTATATTACTGAATTGTATTGAGCATATAGTATCTAATGTCGCGACTAAATTTTACGGAAAAACATCATGTTGTGTTACTGGCCCCTTACTACTTGGAAAGATTGTTGAGGCCTCTAAGGCAAGGCCCAACTTGGATCTCAAACATTATGGTCCCAAATCGAATGAGACAATACGTATGTCAAACACCATTATCTGTGAACACTATAAGGAATACAGGGCTGAACAAAGTGGGTTGAATACCAAATATTATGAACAGGCATGGAATGAGAAAGATATCTATAACGAAAATCAATTGGTATTATCTGATATACTTTCTAAGAATACTTGGTCGAGTGAATTTGTAGAACTTATTAATAGTGTTGAAAGTGTAAAGATTGAGACCTTTGATAAAGAGTCAGAAACGACGCAAAAAGCAGAATCTAATATAACATCAATGGAGCAGGTCTTTACAAACATATATGAAAATAGGTCCTGGGGGGGTAATGTTTCTAACGAGTTCAGTGGTACTAGTGGTAGTGGATCCAGTGTAGAATATAATAACAAGGTATATATACCATTTCTTAAGAAATATATAACTGATAATAATATAAAAACTGTGGTGGATCTAGGATGTGGGGATTTTAGGTGTGGCTCAGTTATATATGATTCCTTAGATATTATATATAATGGTTATCATGCATATAATAAGGTTATAGAGGTTCATAAGAAAAACCATGTATCAGCTAAATACAACTTTACACACTTAGACTTCTTTAATCAATGCGGCGGCATTGTCGCTGGTGATTTATGCATTTTAAAAGATGTGTTACAGCATTGGTCTCTAGCAAACATATATACATTTATGGATTATCTTGTAGCCTCAAAGAAATTCAAGCACATATTATTAATCAACTGTTCCTATCAGGATAAAGATGACACTGATATTCCTGACGGAGGAATTAGACCATTGAGTTGCGAGTTTCTTCCATTAAAGAAGTATAAGCCAATTAAACTCTGTAACTATAATACAAAGGAAATATCTGTAATAACAATTCGAGATGAGATGCAGGTGATACCCAAGAAAATCTGGCAAACATGGCATAGTAAAGATATTTCACCTACAATAAAAAAATGCGTAGATATGTTAATAAAGAATAATCCAGAATTTGATCATGAATTATTTAATGGCGATATGTGTCGCGAATTCATAGAGAAACACTTTCCAATAGAAGTAAGTTTAGCCTATAATTCTTTGGTACCACCTGCATTCAAGGCAGATCTATGGAGGCTTTGTATCCTATATATCCATGGTGGAATATATCTAGACATTAAATTTACTCCATGCAATGGCTATAGTTTCAAGGAATTATTAGATAAAGAATATTTTGTTAAAGGTGGCTTAAGTGAAGATAAAAAGAGATGGATTGATATATGTAATGGGTTTATGGTATGCAATAAGGGAAATAAGATCCTACTAAAGTGCATCCTTCATATAGTACTAAATGTCTCTAAAAAAATGTATGGTTACTGTAATTCGTCAATTACAGGACCAGAATTAATTGGAAGGATTGTTAAACTATCTCGAGATTTACCTGACTTACCAGACATCACATTACAATACCGTTATTATAATGATTGTGAGTATTTTTATAAGAGTACCGAATCTATTGGAAAGTATGAGGATGTAATTCTGGAGGGTAGTAAAGAGTATAGGGCCGAACAGCTGGCTTCAGGAGTTAAACATTACAGTGAATTATGGAAATTAAGGGAAGTGTATTCTAAGAAGGATCAGGAGGCCCTTAAAAAGATCTATGATGATAAATCATGGTCAAACGGATTCAATGAACTTTTAAAGCTAGTTGATTGCAGTAGACTGGATGATATTATGAAATATAGCGGTCATACTTTCTAAAGGCCATACATTATAGTAAGACATAGTAGAAATCCCCGTCTCAGACGAGGGCTTATTTGAGGGTGTTCAAATCCCCAAACAAGCCGTACATACGGCCAAGATGACTGGAGTGAAAACATCCATCATTTTACAAATTATATATCACGTTTTAAATATGAATATATAGTATAATATGCCTCGTGAGTTAAAGGATGTCCCCATGAAATCATATCTTTCTACTGCCCCTTTTAATAGCTACTTTTTCACTTATAGCACCTCTTCCCCTCCTCCTACTTATAATACGGTGGGCGTCCTATCTGCAAATATTGCGGGAGCTACTTCTACTACTTGCCCTGCTGGACGCGTTCTTCGCGAGAATGGTCGCAGGCTATATCCTAGTGCTCACCCTGGTGTTACTACTCTGATGGTAGGTGTCTTCGATAACCAGTCTATGTTATCTGGATTCATCGACCCCAATTCCCCGGTCTTTGCTATTTATAGCACTGACCGCCCTGGTTACCTTAAGGATGCTGTAGACCCGACTGGTCGTCTAACGGACCAGGGCCCCCCTGTTAGGACTAATGGTGTAATATCTTCCAGAGTTGTTTCGCTAGGGGTTCTTACTGGAGCAGGAGCAACACTGGATCTAGCCACTGGAAGAGTCTTTAAATTTACATTGCCAGCTACTGCTGTATCTACTGTAGTAGATGTATCTCCATCGCCACCTTTACCGGGTGTACTTATCAATCTAATAATTACTGGAGGCACTGGAAGTTTAAGTTTTTCACCGTCGTCCTTTAAAAGCTCTGGTGGTATTTCAATAAGTGGAACTAATACAATTACCATGACATTTGTTTCTGATGGAACATACTTATGGGAGACATGTAGAACTGGAAACCTATTTTAATAAACTGGTCAGTCTTAATATATTCTATAGTAGAAATGCCCGTCTCAGACGAGGACTTATTTGAGGGTGTACAGATTCCAAAACAAGCTGTACACTCTGCAAAGGTAACTGGAGTTAAACAGGTCATCCTGGAACCCAAGTTAACAGAAGAACAAATTAAAGCCCGTGAAGGGACGTATTTTAGTGAAAAAGATGCCGACACAATCTACGATTCCGATGTGGACGTTTATGCAAAGGACCCGGATGCCCCAGGCGGAAAGAGACTCCTAGCCAGACTCCGTAAGAATGTGATACCGCATGACATCATAAAGGTGGCCTGGAAGAATTTCTACAATGCTGCATCGGCATCTAGAAATCGTGGGGCTGCAGCTGGGCCTATTGACTTGAAGAGCCCCTATTGGAAGAAGCGGAAGCCGACTGAAATATCTGGTCACTCTGCCCGCTACTATGAGAATGGTAAGGTTAGCAAGATGCGTGTAAACAATAATGTGTTCAGTAGTGTACTGGGCTACTTTGAGAAGACCCCCTTTATGAAGCTCCCCTGCCGTCTCACGTCATATACCCAGCGATATTTTGAGGAGTACAAGGCGGGAATACCGTATATTGAGGAGATCAATGACTTATTCAAGAAGCTCGTACCTGAACGCTATGCACTACAGTACAAGCAGGCTCATTCAAACCCCAATTTCCAGATTGGAGATACTGCCTTCTCTTCCGTCACCATGAATCGCAATTTCCGCACGGGTCTACATATGGATGACGGAGATATGCGGAAAGGCTTTGGTAACTTGTCGGTCATTGAGCGCGGGAAATATCAGGGAGGCTATACCTTATTTCCAAGATACAAGATTGGATTTGATTTACGTACTGGAGACTTTCTAGCTATGGATGTACATGAATGGCACTGCAATACGGAAATGCGTGAGAGCCCGGAAGACAGGGTATTTAATAAGAAGTTACCACAAGTCTATTTGAATAACACGGAAACGGGAACTCAGGGTGTAGATAAGCCCTATAGCCGTCTTTCATTTGTATGTTATTTGCGTGAGAAGCTGCAAGACTGTAAGGCAAATGAATCTCAGCCCTACTACAAGCGTATTGGATACGACCCTAAGAAACAGACTCTCAGAAAGCACGGAACTAAGCCAGGATCTGAAGGGAAAACACGGAAGAAGAAGAGTAGCGGTATGGTAGATGGATAGTGAACGCGCAAAGTTAGCAACAGAAGCCGTAAAATCAGTTCAAAAGTTGGGGACCAATTTGAAAACTGCTCTAGAGTCATCAACATCTTTATCTAAGATTTCAGGGCCTACAGAAATTACTCCCTCTGGACTCCCAGTACCTATTGCAGGCAGTGGGCTTATAGGTACACTCATGTATATAGTTGCTGGAATACTGGTAATCGGACTAATTTTATTAGTTATAGATTACTGGTTCTTTCCTATATTCCAAAAAACTCCTGGGGGGGCTGGATATGTAATGATACCCGGCACCGATAGGTCTGATGTATTTTGGGAAGATATTAGACAGGTAAGAAATATTACTATCGGTACCCCTACAACTGACGATTCTACTGGGCAGACCGCTGATATGTATACCAGCATAATTGAAGGCCAATCCAACTATAGTATTACACTTGACGTTCTGATAAGTGATGAATACCCACAGAATTTTGGAGATACGGCAAAGTCTATGGAACAAAAGCGCGTATTTTTCGCAATAGGTGCGTCAGTTAATACACCAAGTATGACGTTTAGTATTGACAATCACAAAAATACGGCATACATAAATGTCTATGATAAGAATGCTAGGGTTCAAACTGCAGTAATTGATAATGTACCAATTCACAAATCATTCAGGCTTGGCCTAGTTAAGACACCCTATGCCATGGAAGGATATTTGAATGGAGCTCTCGTGAAAACCATACAGTTGAGAAGCAGCTATGTGGACCCTACGAAGGGAGATACTATATTTGCGCCTGCAAATATAACTATTGGAACAGATAGTCCTGTGAATCTATCAAAAGGGATAAAAGCAATGAAATTAAGACTATTTGGAGATGCAATACAACCTGCTGAAATGAAAGCGCGTATGAGCGATTTATCTTCAGTCTCAGAATTCATACCTGCGAGTAGGGCTAAACTAGGATAATATATGCAGGATTCATAGATGCGCCTCCTGTGGTTCTTAGTAGCGATTGTATTGTTAACATACGGTGTCTACTATTTTGTAAGAACAGTTGCCTTACCTAGCCCTCCCGAGCGTATAGGGGCTGAAAAAATCATGTTATCTAAACCGACACAAGTTGTAGACAGTGTTACTTTGAAAGCAGCCTGGATGAATACGTCGGGTTCAACCTTACTCTTTTTCATATTCCCGGAAATAAAGGATCGTACTGCGGTTGTAGGTAACGAATACGCTACAGCAATACAAATAGGTTCAAAGGAGGCATTCAAAATTTTGATATCGCCCGACGCAGGACGTGGCAATATGTTAGCCCCTGCGATATTTGAGGTATTCGTAAATGGCAAAAACGAATCAGAAGTCATTGACGTGACGAATGTGCCCCTTCAAAAATGGAGTTTCGTGGCTATTGTTAAACAGGGTCGCAAATTCAATATTTATGTCAATGGCGAGTTATCAACTTCGCATGTATGTACGGCAATGCCAGATTACGACGAAACACAGCCCCTGCGCGTTGGCGATGTGCGTCTAGGAGGCAAAGTTGCACTTATGAGCTTAGCCCCGTATGCCATGCAGATTGATGAAGTTCAAACCCTGGCTAGGGATACTATGAGTACGGATCACAAGCCATATCTCAGTTCTGACATGCCTATGTTACCAGAAGTATCACTGCCAAGCCTGGCAAATGTATTTACATGTCCGGGTGGAAATTGTACAAAACAGATAAAAGCTAGCCCATTTGATCAGTGGAAATCTTTATACGCATAGAAAAACATTAATATCTTATTGTATTAGAATTAGATGGATAACGCAGGATCTTCAGTTGGAGGCGCCGGCAATATGGTATTTATGGCCTCAGTGTTTATCATATTGGCACTTGCTCTCTATTATTTATACAAGTGGTTGAATGGCTCTGATGAGATGAAGGACGTGGTATTATACACATCACCTAGTTCTGGATTACCCGGTAAGGGTACCAAGCCTGTGAGCTTTAATACTACCAACTCTGATATTCCCCCACTGTATGAGGGTGGTGAATATTCCATTAGCACCTGGATCTACATCACAAATTGGGGTATTAATAAGGGATTTAACAAGCCCTTTCTGACACTCAGTGGTGGAAGTGGAACTGGCGGCTATAAGACTCTCGTAATGTACCTTGGGCAAAATACGCCCAAGCTGGGCATTCGTGTAAGTACTGAGAATGACATATTGACGAATGCTAAGCTAGAACAAATTCGTCCCTCAGGTGGCAATGGATATGGTGTGTCTCCTTACACGGATTCTTCTGCCGACTTCCAGAAGTGTGATATTGAGAGTGTTGACATGCAGAGGTGGGTGAATATTACAGCCGTATTGAATGGTCGCACACTTGACGTATATATTGATGGGAAGATGTCTCGTAGCTGCGTAATGAAGAGTATGTTCAAGGTGGATGGTGACACGCCCGATATGATGCTGGGCGGCCCCTATGGCTTTGGTGGAATTATTGGACAGACCACTGCCTCTAACTTTGCATATTCCCCGGACCGTGTATACAAGGCATATCAGAATGGACCCCTCGACACATCTATGTGGACAAAGTTAAAGGGATACTTCGACCCTGGTCAGTACTCCTTTTCTTTAAAGCGTAATGGCACGGGTGTCGTTGCCGCCAACAGTTAAATTTGGTTTTCAAGATAAAATGACAAAACAGATATCTTATCTTATTTGTCATTTTTCATATATTTGATAGATAGAAGCGTTATGGATGCATCAAGTATGATGTCTGGATCCGATCCCTTAACACAAATTCTTACAGGAATTGCGGTAGTCATATTGATTTATATGTCACTGGGCATCGGAGAATATACATACAAGTCATTTATGGCTATGTGGAAGGACCGTGTAGAGTTATTCCCTGACACATATGCTTCCGGATCCAAAATGTACACTGCAATCCAGAACCCCCTTAATCCTAAAGCGAAAACCGTGTATTTCTCTGAAAACCAGCGTTCCGGTGTCGAATTCTCGTACTCCATGTTTGTTAATATTAACAGCGACACCTTTGCAAAGGGTGAGAAGAAGCTCTATCACATAATGCACAAGGGCTACAGCCAGGTATACCCACTCCTGGGCCCCGGTATATTCTGTTGGGGTGACAAGAATACCCTGCGGGTCTATATGAATTGCTACGATACATGGACTAACTGGACAGACATTGACAATATCCCTGTTGACAGGTGGTTCCACTTGGTCGTTTCTTGCAAAGGCAATACATTGTATGTATATCTCAATGGAAATCTGAAGCAGAAGGTGAAGCTCTCAGGCGACACCCCCGCTTACCAGAACTATGGTAATATTTACCTGTTCAATACAAGAAAGATTATCTTAAACAAGTCAACTACTGATTCTTTATTAAGGGACCGCGATTTTGTAGACAAGGCGGATGGACAGGCCGCTGAGACTAGCTTGAGCTTTGATGGTGCAATGAAGGGCTTGATTAGCCGTGTCTATTATTTCAGTTATGCACTGACCTACAGTGAAATCCAGGCATTGATGAAGGAGGGCCCCTCCTCCAAGATGGCAGATACTGGGTTTGCAATGATGAATTCTCCTTACTTGGCTGACACTTGGTGGACCAAGGATGGAACGCATATGTAATAAGAGTTTGCGTATCAAATGATATCTCATCTTGTTTCACAATAGCAAGAAGAGATACCATGGGTGGTGGAGGATTATATATTTTAGTTGCCTACGGCTCGCAGAATGTGATTTTAAGTGGTAACCCAGATTTCACATATTTCTATACGCTCTTAAAGAAATACAGTCACTTTTCCTTTGAATCGGTGACAATACCACTTGAAGGTCCCCAGGAACTCTTTTTCAATCAGCCAATTCAAGTCAGGGCTAAGATTCAGCGTGTAGGTGATTTACTGACAGATTTGTTTTTTACATTTACACTTCCAGATATATACAGCAAATTAATTGGATCTGCAAACCGGGGATCCGAGTTTGAATTTCAGTGGGTCAGATATATCGGTGCACAGATAATTCAAGACGCATCTTTTCTGGTAGGTGGAACCCTTGTACAGCAATTTGACAGTGATTATATAATTGCGACTGCATTTATGGACCAGGATGAAACACAGTATAACAAGTGGCAATCACTTGTTGGTGATGTTCCGGAACTTTATAACCCTGCCAATGGAAAGTATGCTGGAATCGTGAGTAGCAACACGAAGAGAACAGGTGGAATGTATCCAAACGTATTCCCAGACCCTACGGTCATTGGTCCTCAGAATAATTTTCCATCAATTCCGGGACGCGACATTACGGTACCACTTAGTTTCTGGTTCACTCATAATCCTGCGCTGGCTCTGCCTCTCGTTTCCCTTCAATATCATGAATGCGAAGTGCAACTGACACTCAGGCCAATCCAAGATTTATATACAGTACTTGATCCGAATGGACGTCGTGTCCGTCCACTCAATCAAGTGGTTGGAACGACTAGTCAGATTGAGTCTGGGAATGTCTCGTATACCAGTAATAATGAAGATGGAATGTATATCCGTCAGTACTTGACTGATGTTGGATTTGATGTACCTGCATTGAATACATGGCCTTTGAATCCACGCATTCAGACAACGCAGGTATTTTTGACAGACGAGGAAAGAAAGACATTTGCTACGAAGCCATTGAACTATATCGTGAAACAGATTACACAGTACAAGTTTCCAAGCAATAATTCCCGCCAGATGTTTGAGTTGTATACTCATAATCCTGTGCCCCGTCTTGTTATAGTACCCAGACGTAGTGATGCAACCTACAATCTGAATGCATGGACCAACTATACGAATTGGTGGCTGTATCCTCAAGCACCATTTATTCCTACTAAATCACCGATTCCTGGGGGTAAAGCGTCTTCAGGCCTGAACGGGGTTGCCGTGCAGCAGGATATCATTAGGCAGATGCGCATCCTGTGTGACGGCAATGAAATCCAGGAAATTAAGCAGCTGCAGTACTTCAATGAGTTGTCCTCCTGGAGATACGCGACGGGCGTATTTCCACCAGGACTGGCAATCTATAGTTTCGCATTGGATTCTTCAAAATGGATGAAGCCAAGTGGTACTTTGAACACGAGTAGAGTACGTAAATTCCAGCTTGATCTTGATATGTGGCCTCTGAGAAGTGATACGAATTACTTGTTTGATTTCATAGTCTACGTGGAGAGTCTGAATTTCTTCGTCGTTGAAGGAGGTATGGGAGGTATGAAGTATGCAACTTAATAAATATATATGGGTCTAAACAATAATTATAATAAGAACATAATGGTACACTATGATGTTCTTATTGTAGGGGCGGGACTGTCGGGGGCGACTATTGCAGAACACTGCATACGAGCAGGGCGTAAGGTATTAGTTATAGATAAACGCAATCATATTGCTGGCAATATTTATGATGAAATTGATGCTACTACGGGAATACGAGTTAGTCGGTATGGTGCGCACTTGTTCCATACGAATGATACGGAGGTATGGAATTATATAAATGGGTTTGGTAAATTTGCCAGATGGGATCATCGCGTTGTCTCTGATGTTTCGGGTACACTAGTACCATTGCCTGTAAATATCAATTCAGTAAACACACTCTTTGATCTAAATATACAGACGGAGGATGAAATGAAGGAATGGCTCTCACATGAACGCGTTGCAGATAATGAGATTAAAAATAGTGAGGATGTTGCACTTAGTAGGGTAGGTCCGCGACTGTATGATATTATGTTCAAGCATTATACTGTAAAACAGTGGGATAAGTTACCATCTGAACTTGAGCCATCCGTCTTAGAGAGAATTCCAGTTCGTACAAATTTTGACGATAGATACTTTGGGGATAGGTATCAGGGATTACCAATTGGGGGGTACACATCACTTGTTAAGAATATGCTGTCAGGGGCAGAAGTTCGATTAGGTGTTGATTGGTCAGATATTTGGCAGAAATCTGAGGATACATGGGGGCAGTTGGTTTTTACTGGACCCATTGACGTGTATTTTAAAAATAGTAATCTACCTCCTCTAGAATATAGGTCAATTAACTTCGAGTGGAATCGGATTAAAACAGACGGATTTGTACAGCCCAATTCGGTTGTGAATTTCCCTACTAATGAGCAGAAATACACACGAAGCGTGGAATACAAGCACTTTTTAAATCAAAAAAGTGATTGGACTATTTTGGCAAAAGAGACTACATGTGCTGAAGGAGAGCCTTATTACCCAGTGCCGACAAAGGAGAATCGTGATCTGTATTTGAAATATGTGGAATTGGCGTCGGCGACCAATGTTCATTTTGTGGGACGTCTGGCGAGTTACAAGTATTTCAATATGGACCAAGCAATACGAAATGCAATGGATTACTATAAAAAGTATCTTGAGAGTTAATCACGCTTCTTTCTAGTGACATTCTTCAGCTTTGTAGGGTCCATAAGTCTGATTTCAGGCATCTTAGATTTCCTGGTAGGGTTCGGTTTAATCCAACCAGGGTATTTTTTAATCATGGCCTTGATGGTCTTCTGCTCACGCTTGAATCGGTTGCCGAATTGCAGACCCCCCGGTGTCTTATATACTGCCGTCTTGGGTGCCACGAAATTGAGACGTACAACCGCACCATCTGCTTTATAGAATTGTATGGTTCTCTGATAGTCCTCCTTTTCTCCTTGACCAATATCTATACGGACTTCTTTTCCAGGATTGAAGCATCCCCAGAATGGTCCTACACAGAATTTCAAATCTGTAGACACAGTTGGTTTCATAAAAAATCCGTTTGCACTTGGGTAGACCCCCCAAAAACGACAGTCGGCTTTCTTGCACTCAACGAATCCGCGCTTAATCACATCTTTTAGACTCCGGAGTGGTCGTTCATGGCGCTTTACAGAGCCGTCATACTCAATAAACCCTGAGATATCGTCATCACATGATACGAGTGGTGATCCCTTGGGAAAGTGGTCAAAAATCCAATCACGCACTCCTGGGAGCCCTGGCACACCTATAAGAATCTTACCGTATGTTTTGGGGTCCAAGACTGCCTCGTATGCGGCTTTCTGCTCTTTATCGGCGACAACAACGAATATCTTTTCTTTAGGAATCTTGTATTTATGCAATACGGCGAGGGTTTTATCTCTGCAGCCCTCTGGCCTCTTATAAGATGGAATTACAACGGAATAATCCATATCCTAATTAACGCGATAGAATTTAATTACACTAAAAACTGTATACTATAGATGGGAAACACATTAAGTAGTGTCTATAATAAATTTCAATATGAAATGCATCGGCAACTAAGTGACCCCGAAGCTGAATCTTACGCAAGGCAGCAGGTACTGCAGGCAGAACAAGATAAGGCTGCCGCTAAAAGGAAGGCAATGACTGATGCTGAAAAGGAAGAGCAGGATAAAAAGGATGCTGAAAATAAGCTTGCAGCTGCTAATTTAGCTAAAAGAAGTAAATTCAGTAGTTTCGGTGAGCTTGTAGAGCAGATATCTAACAGCACTTTAGCGATTTTTACGAGCCTACTTGTAATATGTTTAGTATTGTATGCTGGAAGCTTATCTGCAAATAAGGCAATAGGGTATAATGTGCCCTTCAGAATATTGAGCTTTTTTTACGGTATGATATTCTTTCCATTCGTGTATATTACTAGCTTGTACGATACATATTACCGAGGTATAACAAGACCTTATTATGGATTTTTACCAATCTATAATTATACGCCGAATGGATGGGTCGAACGCATATTTCTGGGACTTATATCTTATGAAAAAGATGAAGGGGTTGTAAAAGCTGCAGAACATGTGAAGGAGTTATATCATGCTGCTGGTGGGGCTAGTGCAGTTGTATCTACCCTAGCATCTTCTACTACAGTTACTCCAGCTGCAACACAAACCCCTTCTGTCGTTGCTGCAGCCCCTTCTCCTGCAGAGGTGCCAAAGCCAATACTTAATCTTCCCTCTTTGAATACAAATGTACCAATTGTAACGCCTCCCAATCATTCTCAGTTAGTACCTGCAGGTAAGTTACCAGAGCTATCATCTAGGGAAACTACACCTGTATCTAGTCCTAAGTTAACATCTTCACCAGCACCCAGCCCTGCAACAGTCAGCCCTTCAACATCTGTCACTGTTGCAAGTCCTGCAAGCGTGGCAAGTCCTGCAAGCGTGGCAACTCCTGCAAGCGTGGCAACTCCTGCAAGCGTGGCAACTCCTGCAAGCGTGGCAACTCCTGCAACTCCTGCAAGCGTGGCAAGTCCTG